CGGTTGTGCTGCTTGTGCCGATTGTTGCACCTGTGAGCGTTACGCCACCAGCCGTATAACCCGTTCCGCTGACCTCATTACTTGTGGTGTATGCGGTTGTGCTTGCATCGAGCGTGGCTGAAGAAGTGTAAAGCGCGATTTTAATTGTATCTGTGTCCATGTCCTGCTCTTTTTGAAGTAAATCTTCTTTGAAGCTGGTACACATTGCTTGAGTGATAGCCATGATTAAATACCTCCGTTGTATTCTGCGTTGTAGTTTCGACTCATTTCCTGCTGGAACAATTGAATAGCCTCATCGAACTGTGCCTTGTACAAGTTTAATGTTTCTGCGGCTTTAAGAAAAGCAGAAGTTTCATATAAACTTGCAGAAAGCAACACAACTTCAGCATTATCGCTGATCCAAGTGTTCGGGTTTCCTGAAGAAAGTCCCGTTTCTGGTGCTATATAATCAATTGTGTACGAATATGTGCTGTCTGGCGTTGGAGCCACCGTAACCGTTATACCAGAAGTGCTGGCGGTCTTGGTGCTGTACATTATCGGTGTGCCTTGTGTTGAAGAATTAGGCCAATAATCCCTTAAATATGAGTCTATCCTATGATCCAAGTAGCTCACATTGCCTGAATTAGTTATGGAGAACTGTCTGATCATCCTAGCTGATGCCAATGTGTAATCTGCTGTCCCAGCCACCATCGAAGCAGTCGAGGTCTTACGGAAACAAGGCAAATTAGGCAATCTTTGAAAAATCATCTCCTCGGCTTGAGCAATGATCTGAGGGATCGATGCCTCGAGCTCTGTGGAATCATCTTCCGTAAAGTTTTGTATGTTGGCTACCAAAGTCGTGTAATTCATTTATTCACCCCAATCTCCTTCACTCCAAGTACCCTGACCCCATGCTGGATCAACGTATGCTTGTTCTGATCCTATCGCCCCAGTCGCAGCCACTCCACTTGGGAAGATGTCTGTCGTTACAAACAATGAGGAAGTTCCAATGTTACCCGTTGCAGCTAACCCTGTTTCGGTTATTTCATCTTCCTCAGACTGGGTTCCCAAATTAACTGTTGAAGATACACCTGTGGCTGGGTTAGGACCAACGAATATGTCTATTGAAACCGTTCCAATATCTCCGTAGGCAACAATCTCTGGAGTTCCACCCCAAACATCATCGCCCCAGTTCTGCTCACCCCATCCAGTGTTGTTGGTCTCGTTAACAATTGAAGTTGCTTCCTCGAGACCGACATTACCAACTGCTGTGGCTCCAACAACCCCAGTCGCGGATATCTGTACGTTACCATTTCCAGTAACACCGAATCCTTCAATATTTCCAGTTGCGTAAACTCCGCTAGGTACTGGTCTGGATTGTGGATCTTCAGTTCCGATCACACCCGTTCCGGCAACTCCGGTGATATTCGTTGCGTCAGCTCCGCCGACTTCAACACCTGTATCGCCAGTTGCAGATGTTCCGGTCACGCTTATGACTGCGTCAGCATTAATCGTTTCAGTTCCGATTGCCCCTGTTGCAGCTACGCCTGTTTCAGTTATTTCTGATTCTGGGACTTCAACTCCTGTTGCTCCAGTTGCAGCTACACCTGTTTCAATAATCTCGCCTTCAGGAACTTCAGTTCCTACCGCGCCAGTTGCAGATTGTCCGGCAGGGAACACATCTGTGGTTATGAAGAATGTTACAGTTCCAATTCCGCTAGTTGCAGCTACACCTGTGACTACTGCGTCAGTTCCCGGAACCTCAACACCTGTTGTTCCAACTGCTCCAACACCGGAGATTCCGGTTGCGATGATCATCACATTGCCGTTTCCGGTAATTCCAAACCCTTCAACTGCTCCGGTTGCAGCCACCCCTGTAGTCACCACATCTTCGTTATCAGATATGGTTACAGTCCCAATCGCACCAGTGGACGAAACCCCAGTTACATTGAAAACGTAGTCATATCGGACATTGCCAGCATAACCAACACTACCCAAAGAACCAATTCCAACTCCTGGTCTTTGTTGAATAGGGATGAACGGGTCAAATGTATAACCGATGTAAATCTCTACGTTCTCAGGATCTGTGTCAGGACGCGGTTTAAACAGCGCGGTTGCGTCGATAACATTGCGTGGTGGGGTTAGCTGTGGCTGTTTCGGATCGTACTCTTCCGGTTCTACTCGAAAGCCTTCCCAAGTAGTCTTGAGTTCTTTATACGGGACTTTAAAGCCGGATATGTCGCTTATAGCGACTGACTTTTTCCCTTTAGCTTTACGAGCGGAAGCCATCTCAGTACAAATTCATACCTGTTGGTCTGATTCTCATAGTTACACCGTCATTATCAGTGTCGGCAGCGTACTCAAACGCTTTTTCGTACACTTGATTCAATACGGCGAACCTTTCAGGCTGATATTTTAACGCCAGCTTGCTTGCCAACCCTGCACAAATGCAATCTGACCATCTATAAGGTATATCTGCGTCCTGATTACTTGCGGTTACGTCCTCGAGCTGGTTAATCGACCAATAAATGAGGCTGTAACTGCTACTATCAGGCACTTGCCATAAATACATGACCGGTGTGTACTGTTTATTGAGCATATATTGCGTCGGAAGCCCAGAAGAGCTTTTATCTGGCAACTGGTTGTATTCCTCAATGCTGATCCGCTCAACAACAGTATCAGTCGTAGTCGCTCCGGTGGTTTGGCGCACAACTACGTCAATTAAATCGATTGTTCCTACTGGTAATGTGTAAGTTGTCGTCCCATTAACCAAAGGCAATGTGTTATTTTGTACCGCCCAGTAATTTATGCCCCTGTTTGCCCATTCACTGAACAAAAGGTTAAGACTCCTGCGAGCTGCAAGAGCTTGGTATCCGGTCAATACCTGAGAATCCATACCACAGCGTTCAAACGCTTCGGCGATTATCTCTTCAATATCTGGTCGAAACGCAACTGTTCCTGAAGTAGCCATTATGTCACTCCATCATTTTTTATGTAAACAAATTCCATTGATGCGGAGACATTGAAGTCAACTGAGCCTGAAGAAGAAAACGCTCTCATTTCCAAGTCTGTTTTTTCTGTGAACCTTAATGGAAAAGTATAAAACTGTTCGTGCGCCCCATCTGTAAGAGTAAATCTTTCTTTTATTTGAAACACTTCCCCATATGGCCTAGCAACAAGACTAGCATTTAAAAGAGCTTTGGTGTTGGTAGATGTGCCTGTGGACAAAGACATCTTTGTAAGGAACGCTGTATATCCTGCGGGAACTGTCCAAAGAGCCATCAATGTTTGGTTGTCGCCATCACCATTTATGGTCAGGTAAATATTAGCTGGAACTCCAGCGGTCACTGTGCCTGTTCCTGCGTAAAGTGTTCCAGCGTTTGCGCCACCACTACCTGCACTGCGAACAATGCCACGATTTATACGGAGGTAAGACTTTGTGGTATTAACTGCTGTTTGCCCATTCAATATGACAACTTCGTTTATTTCGTTGTAATCGGCGTCTAGGCCAAAAACCTCTACTGTTCTTGCACCAGTCCCTGCGGCAGTGTCGTCAGTTGAACTGCTTGATACAGTCATTACTGTGGCTGATGCAGGATAAGCGTATAAACCACCTTGTTCCCAAATAGTTTCCTTGGTGGCTCCAACAGCAGCATTGTAACCAAACTTAAAAACAGTTTTATGGAAAGGTATTTGTCCGCGAGATATTTGGAGTTCAAATGGCTCCGTTGTCCCGACGCGACTTATGGAAGAAACTTGAGCCATCTGATTTTCTCCTTATTAATACTGTTTAGCCACCCTCAGAACTACTTGATAAGCGTCTCCAGCAGCAGTTGAGCCTGTTGTGGTGAATTTAATGTCACCAGTTGGGCTTGTGCCGTAAGAGGAGCTTGAAGGAAGGCCACCGAACTTCTCGAAATTGTGGTAACCCTGTTGGCTTTCAGCAAGGTGCATGATGATTACGTCAGTGGTGGCATCTGCCAACACCTCAACCGTCAAGCCCTCAATAATCCACCAACACTCAAGTATTCTGACACCTGTGCATGTATCCCCGTTAGAACTAGGTACTAACGAAGATACATCGATCTTAGTGACCGCACTCTCGTTACCAGTATCTACATACTGGTATTGAAAGGAAAACACAGCTTCACGAGGGTTGTCGGCTATCGTAGTTGTTGTTACGATATCAGCCATCAGTTACCCTCCTGTTATGCGAGGTTATTGTTTTGAATGTAAGTAACAGTCAGAGTAGCAACCCCTGCGTCTGCGGTAGTAGCACTTGAGTCAACATAAATCTCTACATCCGTTGTACCAACATCTTCCCAAGCATCTGCGTCAGGGATTGTAGCCTGAGATGCAAGTTTAATTGTGTTGATGGTTGAAACAGCAACCGCAGTCGCAAGTTCATTAGATGATGAGGTTGTTCCAATGCTAAGAGTCGCAGAGTTATCGAACGCAGTCGTTACAAAAACTGTTATCTCGAGAATCTGTGAGTTTGCTGGAATAATAATTCCTGTGCCAGCAGCAGTTGTGCTTTGAGTAATCGCAGCAGATTGCGCCATCACAACATAACCTACGTTAGCAACGTTAGTGCCAAGCGTAGTACCAGTGGTATCTTTAATGGTTCCAGCCTTAATTGGTCCGGAAAAAGTAGTAGTAGCCATAATGTTCTCCTGTCGTGGCTAATGTCTGCCGAAGCAGTCAGGATTCAAGAAAGGGGAGAGCTATGCCCTCCCCCATTCGCTTTTGGTTAAGCTCCTTCGGAACCAAACACACCGCGCCAGTCAGTAAACCCGAACGAATATCGCTCGCGTACTTTGTAGCGGACGTTGCCAGTTTCAAAATCGCCTTCCATGCCCTTCTTGAGCGGTGAACGCTGGAAGTGCTTCAGACCATCAGGCACATCGGTCATAACGAACCATGCATCTGAATCGGTCAGACGACGCATAACGTGATAGCCCTGTGGCAAGTAACCGCCAGCGCGAATCGCGTTGATGTCGTTGTCAGCTGTTCCAACTCTCAACTGTGACTCAAGCAAACGCTCTGCAACAAAGGTATAAGCAGTTGGGATAACCAACATCTTGCCCTGTGCTGCAATTCTCAGACCGCGATCATCTTTCATATCAGCGATGTTGATGAGAATTTGCTCAAGCGAAGTCTCAGAAAGGTCAGCAGCAGTCGAAAGTGTGTTCGACTGGTTACCAGCTCTGGTTGGGTGAGCAGTGTTACACAAAGTAACTCCATCACCACCAGTTACACCTGAACCACTGAACGCATTGTTCAATACGTTTGCTGCTTTGATTTCCTTAGTGGAAGCCATTGAGCGAGCTAGTGCTTTGGTGTAACGAGCTGCTATCGAGCCATAAAGTCCATCTTC